TTATTCAATTTCGAGTCCTTCACAAATCATAGAAATAATCATAAAATCAGTATCTTTGTCATCGCTTTCATCTAAATATTTTTTAATAGCATCTTTTGTTTTTTCGCCAATTATACCATCTGCTGTTCCACAATCGTAGCCTTTTTGATTCAGTACATCCTGTACAAGCTTAACCAAATCTTTAGATAAATCAAGCTTCTCACCAGTACTTAACTTTATTGATTTTCCTGTCATAGAAATAATGTTGCTCGGTTCGGATGCAACACTTTGTGTACTGCTATTGGAAGACGGTTCTGAATTACTAACTGAATTCCCACTTGTCGCAGCAGAGGAATACGGACACACACCTCCATCATGTAGATGTGCCGGATAACCACCACAATGATAGTGATAAGAGCCTAACCCACTTTTATTTTTATTGTCATTATGTCCACCACTACTATCAGTACGACCTGAATGTGCTTCTGCTGTAATCATAAACCCATCTGATACGTTAAAAGCTGTCGGTTGCCAAATTAAAAGACCTGACAACATACATGTAACAATTCTCTTTGATAATTTTGTCATGATAAATTTCCTCCTTCGTATAATAATAAAAATATTTTACCATAACCAATACTACAGATACAACTAAATTTCATTTTAAGCATGGCATATGCATTTTGTCAATAGTTATGCAACAACTTTTTGAAAAAATTTAGGCCAGTTTCTTGATTTCCTCTTCAAAGAGTTGGGCGGAAGTCTTAAACCCCAAAATCCCCCTGGGATAGTTGTTTATCCAGGTTTCTATATACTCTATGTCCTTATCCTGCTTTTCCTCGAAGTCCTCCCCTTTTGGTATATGGCGGCGGATAAGGCGGTTACTATTCTCGTTTGTGCCCCTCTCCCAACTGCTATATGGGTGACAATAGAAAAGAAAGGTCCGCTTTTCCCCATCATGCAAAACAGACCGTTCTAACCCCTCATAGTCCGCAAACTCCACCCCATTGTCCACGGTGATACTTCTAAAGACTTTATGGAACATATCGCCCCATTTCCTTTCCAACCGGTCCAGGGCTTCCACTACGCTTGCCGCCTTTTGGTCTGGCATCTTAATGATGATTTCATCCCTGGTTTTACGTTCTGTTAATACAAGCATACATGACTTTGTAATGCCCTGCTTTCCTTTTACCGTGTCCATTTCCCAATGTCCAAAGGTTTCCCGGTCCTTTACTTCCTCCGGGCGGTTCTCTATGCTCTCCCCGGCGGATGCTCTTTTCTGCACCTTTACTTTCTTATTATGCTTTTTCCTCTTCCCTTTTATCGGCAGGTCCTTATTGGTTAATTTTAAGAAAATACCATTGTCTATATATCTATATAAAGTCCTCACACTGATAGAGGTCTTAAACTCAATCCCACTTTGGGTTACTGCTGCCAATGCGGCTTCCGGGCTATACTTATCGTTTACAATCTTATCCTCTATGTATTCAGCTAAAGGCATATCATTCCCAATTTTAAGACTGCGCCCCTTTCCCTGGGCGTTCCAATCATGGTTCTTTTGCCCCAAATCGCTGCTATACCTCACTTCCTCGGTATAGTCACTATTTCTATGGGTATATTCTCCCCTTTTCATTTCCCGGTATATGGTGCTTCTATGAACGTGCAAATACGCCGCAACCTCCGTTACCTTATGGCCGGAATTAAGCATTGTTTCCATCTTTATCCTATCATTTTTAGTTAAATGCTTCCCCATGAAATCCATCCCTCCAAAAGAAACGGACACGGAAAGAATCCGTGCCGTCCAATGTCCTATTTTTTTACATCCTCTTTAATCTCTTCCCGGTAAGTGATTTCAATGGTGATGCAAAACGCATCTTCTAACGAATCATAAAAATATTTGTCCCTGCCGCTGTCATATCGTACTATTTTATAATTTCCGCCGGAAACCTCCGCTTCAATCTTCTGGATAGTTCCGCTTTCTATCAGCTTTTTTACCTTTGCCCTGCTGCCTTTCTTTATTTCTCCAATACATACATCACCCATAAAGGCTTGAATAGGTTCTACCCCCCCCCCGAACAAAAGTTCTATTTTTCCGCACAATTCATATTCATAGATTTTTTCATCTTCCAGGCCGCTTTCTATGATTTCCTTTTTGGAAAGTTTATAGTCCTCGTTTTCCTCCACAAGTTCCATAATATCTTTCATGTGGGCTTCTACATTATCCAGTTTATGCCGCTGTGTCTTGATTATCCCTTTCGGCCTTTTTGGCTCTTCCTGGGGCGGTGGTGTCGGTGTTGGCTCTTCCTGCTTTTTAGAGAATAGATTTTTTAAAATTCCCATGTTAAGTTCCTCCCTTTGCATGAATCTGTGATTTTGCATACCGCAAGCGGCCATCCGTCCGTATCACGCCCTACGGCTTTATAGGATGACTACTTGCAATATACCGGGTGTTATCGTACAACCTTTTAAACGCCGGATAACTTCACCGGGGCGTGGCATGGTTTTCTAGTTCCCGGCCTACCTGGGAAGAATAGGCGTGTACGCTTCCCCTGGTAGGTACTTTTTGCACCAGTGCAACCCATCAACAGTTTGTAGGGGCTTTGGACCCTCACGCCGCCCATGGTCAGCATGGCCGTTTTAATTGCTCCCGGCGGCTGTCCTGCTGCCGGGGCGGCATCTTAAACCAGGCCCATCCTTGCATCAATGGCCTGGGTGATATATTGACTTACGCTTTGTCCTGCTGCCGCTGCGGCTTCCGTTATGACCGCCTTTTTCCCTTTCGGAACCTTAATTTCTATACGGTCATAGTTTTTCTTGTTAAATTCATTCTGATAAGCAATCTGGTTAAACTCTCCGCTTTTTGCTCTTGGCATACGTCCCAACCTTTCTTCCGGCAAATTCACGCTTCCTTTCCCTTGCCAAATAGTGTATAATTGCACTTAGCAGATTGGGCGGCTTTGGCAAGTCCACCGCCCTTTCTGGTTCCCTTTGGTCTTACTTGTTAAGTAAGGCTTTTACTTTTTCCTTTGCTTCCGCAAGGTCTTTACAGTCATTCAAGATTTCAAGAATCTTTCTTGTTTGGTTTTCCTCAACGACTTCTTTTAACAGTTCGCTTGTGTTCATTTCTTCGTCCATATGCTCTTCCTTTCTATGCTTGCCCATGTATTTGTTAAGTATCTCCCTTAACTGTCTTTATTATATAACATATGTCGGCATATGTCAACACATATTCCGACATATTCCTAAAAATTTTTCACGAAAAAGGAACACGCCTATTTTGACGTGTTCCCTATCTTGTGACATATCATTATTCCTTGCTTTGGCCTTGTTTATCTCCAAAAGGCGGTTGTTTTACAGATTATTTCAATAACCCGTTTACCTTATCCTGGACGGCCCGGTAATCATACCCGGCGGCTTCCAGGCGTTTCTTTCTCTCTGTTCCATTTCCCCATTTCCCGGCAATCACTTCCTTTGCAACTTCCGCCACGCTCTTTGTGGGTTTTTCATTCCCTTTCAGTAAAGCGTTTACCTGGTCCTGGACAGCCTGGTAACTATACCCGGCAGCTTCCAGGCGTTCCTTGCGTTCTTCACCGTTGCCCCATGCTCCGGCAATCACTTCCTTTGCAACGGCGGCCACGGTCTTTGCTCCGCTTCCGGCGGCATCCGCTCCGCTTTCCTCTGTATACCTTGGAACGCCATACCCCCTTATGTAGCGGCCATCCACGGCCAGGACACGGCGGCCAACTGCATTGTTTTTATTGCCCTCAATGACGGTAATCTTTCCGCCCTCCACGCTCTCAACAATTCCCACATGGTCCGGCCATCCCGTGCAATCCCCGGCCCCGGAATCGTCCCAATCATAGAAAATCACATCCCCAGGGGACGGCGTTCTGCTATCACTTTCCTGCCACTCTCCCTTGGCACGGAATAATTCTATCATCTGGCCGCATCCGCACTCGGTTGGGATAATTTCCGTCAAGCCGCATTTTATAGCAACGGCAGAAACAAAGGTCGCACACCAGGCATCCGTATACTTTACCCTGTAGCCCCTGGCAAGCGGCGTGTGGCCGTTGTATACGTCTATGATTCCCTTGTGGGTCCCGTCCGCTTCATTCCGGCCAATCCATTCCCTTGCCTGGGCCAGTGCGGCACTTGCTGTCTTTGCCATTCCCATTTCCCCTTTCACGTCATATTGCCTTAAATCATACTGCGAAACAATCCTCATGGTATTTTCCACATACTTGCCGCTTGTGGCGTACCCGTCCGCCTTGATTGTTTCCAGATATGCCGCCGGGTCCGTGATGCCTTTAAGGTTATGGTATCTTTCCAGTTGGATGAAATCAAAATACCCTTTCACGCCCTCTTCCATGCTGCCATATACCCGGAAATTGTCCTTAATCTGCGTAAGGGTTCCCGGCGTGTACTCTTCCATGGTTTTAAGGTTTACGCTTTTCCCGGTCCACCTTGTCCCACATTTCAGCCCAAAATAATTATGGTACACCGCCGCCAGGCGGCTTTCCCCCCATCCGCTTTCCAGGACTGCCTGGGCTATAATGGGGCTGTGTACGGCAATCCCGTGGGCGGCGGCGTATTTCTGCACATACCCGGCAATCTTTTTGATGAAATCCTGCTTTTCCATTCCTTACACTTCCTTTTCCGCATCCTCGATTTCCACGCCTACTTCAATCCCGGCGTTGGCCGAATCTGTCAAGCCCTCGCCAATGATATAGGCCACAACGGATGCCCCGGCCATGATAAGTGCCGTTACCTGGGCGGCGGTGTTTTTCGTCCCTCCCGTGGCAACAATCATCATAGAAACAAAGGAAGCTGCCGCCGTCCACAACTTACGGCTTGTAAGTTTCCTTACCCAATTTACATTTTTCATTGTCTGTTTCTCCTTTCGCTTTTCTTTTATTTCCAAACCCTTTTTGGGTGTGGATTCCTTTTAATAAATCCCCCGGATGCCCTGCTCCGTTAAGAAGTCCTTTTGTTCATGCTTTATTTCCCTGGCATACTGCAAGGCGGCTTCCGTTTCCCCGTTTGCGTGCCCGTTCTTTAGGGCCGTGGCGGTTGCTTCCCCCAGTGAGATTGATGCCATCACGCTTTTAATGATTAAGACTTCGCTTTTCTCCCGGATTTTTTCTTTTTCCTCCGTTTCTTTCTGCTGCTTCTTGATTTTCTCTTCAATGAGCCAAAAGCAGAAACCAGTTACCGCACTCGGAATACTCATTACAAGAATCAGTGTTTGTAAATCCATTTTCTTACCCTCCATAAATAGCTTTATCCGTATCATACCGCCCATGGCGTTCAAATTCTGACCCACTTATGCCGGAACCAAAAGGCCGCTTTCCCTCTGCTCCCACTCCCAAAACAGCAATTCATATTCTATGGCCTTTGTAACGTGGTAGGTGTCGGCGTGCCCCATGTGTCCCAGGCGGCTTTTATATTTCCGCTCAAAAGCTTCACGGTCTAGTTCCCCGGCTTCCAGGTGCTTCACGTCATTTTTCAGCCGCCGGACGGATGCCTTTCTGACTTTCCTATATTCCGG